CGTCGACCCCGACGTAACGTAGGGGTCAATCGTTGTGAACGGGTTACCGGAAGTGATATTCGGAAAATCAACACCAAAAGGCATTTTTGTGTCTCCTCAGAAGTTAGTGATTAACCGGTGATACCACTCAGGACGAAGCCGGTGCGGGGCATCGATACCACGATGTCGCCAATGAAGCAGAGCTGACCAGCAGCTTGCCATGCATTCGGCAGTTCCTTGAATCCGGTGAATCCGAACGCAAACTGTTCCTGCGTCGAGATGTAGATGGTGATGGCATTGGTATTCATGCCAAAGAGGTAACCAGCAGGGCAGTACTGGTCGACCACAACGCGCTGACCATTGAAGCGGAAAGCCGAGAAGCCGATGTTCTGCGTGTTCTCCTCGCCGAAGTTATCCATCACGCGCTGGGCAGGGAGCATCTTGGCCCACAGAGCGTTGTAGATGATCTGCGTCGTGGAAAACAGATTGGGCTGGAGGGGACCAAACGTGGCCTGACCATAAGACTTCTGCAGAGTGTTCAGCGAGAGCGTACCGCCCACATTCAGGTAGTAGCCATTGATGCCAGTCGAGGCACCAGAGCCAACCAGAGAGCGCGAGACGTTTCCATATGACGGGTAGTTGGTGCCGTCATCATATGCGGCCTGTAGACCGTCGAGGGCGATGACGGAGGAGTTGGTTCCCTGCCCGTCCAGGTAGAAGTCAGTGATCAGGTTGGTAGCCATCGCCTGACCGCCATTGACCATCTGCTGCTCAACGTAACCCATCACGCCAGCGTTTCCGTGGTTGATGGCAAGCTGCGCTTCGTCAATCGTGATGTTGACGTAGTACTGCTTTGGGTTGAAGGTCATGGCCGTGTCAACCTGCACCTGCGAGATGTCAAAGGTTGCACCAAAGGTGGTCGCTCCACCCTTGAGTGGGGCGTACTGGAAGGGCTGCTGGATCCAGGTGCCGCCATTGTAATCGGCCGTCCGGTCACCCTTGAACATCAGATAGAAGACGGGACTGTACTTGTAGTAGTTGTCCGCCATCTCCGGCACGATGTAAGGCAGGGTGATCGCGTTGATATTGTTGTAATTCAGCGGCATCGCTTATCTCCTTGAGGTTTAGCTTGCACGTTCCATTTGTGCGAGCTTTTCATTCAGAACTTCGGCCCTTGTCTTGCCATCGGCATTGACGGCCCTGCCAAACTGCTTCAGAGCTGCTCTTGCGCCAGTTGCAGCCCCAGGGGTTACGCCAGGAATCGATTGAGACGACATCTTGGCCTTCAAAGCTTCATCGACCTTTCGCTGCACTTCCAACTCTGTGCGCTTCTCCCGCGTCCACTCATTCCAGGCTTCGGTGGGGCTTGCGAAATTTCGTCCAGACTCATTGGCAAACTTCGTCAACTCGTCCAAGTTCAGCGATTCACCGAACAGACTGCGATGCTGCGCCTCAATCTGCGAGGTTTGGTGAGCCATCTTCATTGCTTCCGAGAGGATTTCGCGACGATAACGTCCGCCTTCCTGATCGATGAGAGCTTTCGCCCTCTGCTCCGCAATCTCATTCATGCGAGGCGCAAGAGTCGACTCAAAGTTGGAGAACGAGTCCTTCAGGGTCTTGGTCAGATCATCCAGCGTCAATCCAGAGCTAGTCTGGTTGTTTGCCGGAGGAGCTTCGCCATTATCCAAGTAGGTCACCAGTTCGTCTCCCCTTGTCAGCCGCGAGTCCAATCCGTACTGCTTGATTCTCGCGATTGCTTCGTCGCCCAAAATACCTTGCAATTCGTCAATGATCGCCATGTCATCCTCCTGTTATTGACCAGGCATCCCTTCAGGAGCTGGTGGCGGTGGGGTTGCCGAACCTTCCGCCGTTGGTGGTGGGGGTGGTGCAGATTCCGCTCCCTTTCCGGGTGCGACTCCGCCTTCCAGAGCACTTGGATCCTGCTTCAGTGCTGTCGCGGCAAACTTCTTCAAGTTGTCCTTCGCCGCCTCAATGTTTGGGTCAGACCCCCCACCCATTCGCTCCTGAAGCTTCTTGAATACCTCAAACACAGCCTGAAGAGCCTTCATGGCCTCATCGGCAGGGTTGTCCTTTTTCTCCGCAGGAGGTTTCTGCTGTGACCGCATTCCGGCCATCGTGGAGTAAAAGTCGGGCGGGGTAGAGCGGCCACCCGCTCCACCACCAAAACTGTCCGCCGATACGTTGGGGGCTGGCATTTACCGCTCTCCGCCATCCGGGTAGCCCGTCTTGACGTTGGGCGAAATACCCTTAGATGGGAGGATTCCGGCATCGTGATACGAAACACCGATTGCCATGAACGTACCCTTCTTCAGCTTTGCGCTCTTCGCAGGGGGTCCAAAGGTGTCTTCAATCACGCTCTGAGGACCATCAACCATTCTCTTCATCGAGATTCTCCAGAAGTTTGGCGGGGCCAGCTCAGGCCAACCCCGCGTTCAAAACATGCGCTTACTTGCTGCGCTTGGAACCACGCTTGTGGCTCCGCTTGCCACCCTTACGGCCCTTGTGACGTGCCATGTTGGTGATCTCCTTTCATGAAGGATCGGCATTTTTAGCGTCCCCGTCTCGACGAGTACCAAGGTAACCATTACTGATTACTTTGGTAACTTCTCAAAGAGTATCAAGAACCTAGACGCTGTCAAGCGTTGCGGTTATTTTTTTTTGGAAACAAAAAAGACCCCCAGGATGGGGGTCTTTGACTGCCTACTTACTTTTACTTTTTTCCTTGGCTGCATGTTGGGCTTGACCCATCGCCATGGCGGCTTGCGCCTTTTGAGCTTGCTCCAACGCTACCCTTTGTTTGATCTTATCTATATTTAGGTTGGCCTGGAACTTGGCGTTCAAGAATTCCAGATAGGTGGTTGAGTCAACAATTCCAGCCTTGACCAGAGACGACATTACACCCATCTCCTCCTGCTTCTCGATAGCCAGAAGAGAACCCTTCCTGATGGTGAAAGACGCGTTGCGTACAAACTGCTCAGGCTCCATTCCAGCTGGGCATAGATGGTAGTAGTAGGGGTAAAAGTCAGAATCAGTCAAACCCCTCCACCCATACTGGGCTACCCTCTTGCTGGCAGTCTCAAACTGAAGCTTATTCGCTATAACCATGTAGCCAGCTTCTTCCAAGAAAGATTGAAGACCTCTCCCGTAAAGACGCATAGGGGTAGACCTTGAGTTCAAGATCATATCCAACGAGTCTCCTCCGGGAACCTGCTTCTTCTGCAGGGTCTGATTGATTGCGGCGGCACCGGAACTTGCTGCCATCTCCTTTTCGAGACGGTCAGCGGTAGGCATCACATAGTTTCCAAGCTCAGGGGGCTTGCGGAATTCCGGCGGACGCGGAGAGTTGTTTCTGTAGAAGATCTTTCCACCCGGGGCACCAGCATCCAAGGAATCCTTATCCTGCTCACTGAATGCAGCCATAGGAGCAATGATGGTAGGGTCAATGGTGGAGCTGATAACATCCAGAATTCCACCCTCAATCCTATTCAAGATGCCCTGAATAGCTACCTGAGGCTCCATGACACTCAAACCCTCAAACTTCCACGGCACACGCAGTGGACGATAGAGGGCGAATGGGAGCCTACCGTGCCAGTAGGGATTTGGAGCATCCTCGAGAACCTTTCCGCCAGCGATAGCAATTACGCGGCCGCGAGGATACTTTGGCATACCAGGCTCAACCCGATACGACCAGCACGAGTTTGGATCTCCGATGATGATAGACTCGGATCCGTCCCAGATAGAGTCATCCTTAAACCAGAACTCCTTATAGATGACCTTTGGGTATCGGCTCTTTGTTCCAGACTGAGCGTTTGCCGCCAGCTTGGAGTGAATATTCCTCATCAGTGGGCTGAGAGACATCCACCTGCGGGAAGACATACCTGCTGGCTTTGTGGGAACAGCGGACATTTCCGTATCGGCATCAGACTCGACACCAATAGCAACATCGCCAAACCTTCTCACCAGCCACGGCTTGGTTACAACCCGTCGAGATATGCAAACCTCAGCGTCAGGATGAAGCTTTCCAGACGCACCAATCTGCATAAAATCAAGCGGAGATAGAGCCTGAACCTCTACATCCCCAAGACCGCTCCGAAGATAGGGGTTCCACTGAACCTTTGCCGGACCCTGGGTTATGAGTCCATAGCAAACGATCTGGAGAAGCTCCTGCTCGAAATCGGACATCTTGGCCCAGTCGGTCAGCATTCGATTCATCAACTCCTCTATCTGGGAGTAGTTTTCGATCTGATCGGTAAAGTGAATCTGGATATCTGGTTCAATGTCAGTAAGGAGAGATGCCATTTCAATGAACTGGCGAACCACCCTGTTTGCGACTGGCCTTGACCTACCGTATCGAGCCTTACTATTCCACTGCTTACCCTCGATGAAGTCAATGATCCTCTGCACCTGTTTTGACTCAGGCGAGGCTTCCTGGTCAGTACACGCTTCTTCGTAGACCGCATTGGCCCACTCCAAAACTTCCTGCTCCAGCCTGACTTCGGGTCTTTCGCTACGGTATGCTTCCACGGTTCGAGTCTATCCTTATTTGTGGATTTTGGCTCCTGTTATGGCAACTCTTTTACCGACTTACACCTCAATTTCGCCACTGGCTTGCATCTTGGCTACAAGCTTGGCAATCTGGGTATAATCCACCCCGGAACCCTTTCCAGCCTTCAGTTCGATGTTTTCCTTGACGATAGCCTCGTTTTCAGCAGACAGTCTAACGTTGTCAGCTACCATGGCAATAACGTCTTCTTGAGTCTTGATGTTCTGCTTTTTGAGCTTACGGGCCGTATCCCCGGTCAGGAGCATGAAGTCGTCGTCGAGCATCGTAGCAACAACAGAATTCAGGGTTGCCGCTACCCTACCGTTGTACTTGGACGTAAACGCCATCCAGATATCTTTCCTGAGGTGGAGGTCGACTTTGACATCAACAGCAGGATTCGGTATCTCCCTGGTAATGAATGGCTTCATGTCTGGGTTCATGTTCTTCGCGTCGGCATACGGGATAACGTGACCCATGTTGCACTTGAAGTTTGCCATGTTCATTGAATCTCTAAACAAGTCGGAATCCCTCTTGTTCAAGA